GTGAAACTTATAGTTATGAAGATACAACACCAGAACCTTCTTATGAAGAAATGGATAATTATGATGTTGGTATGCCAGAGATTGCTATGATAGAGGTAATGCCTACCGAAACTGTCGTCTTTGAACAAACAATAGAGTATGCTCCTATTATAGAAACTAATTCTTTTGAACCTGAACTTGTAACTATGGAAACTGTAGTAGAAGATATTCAAGAAGTTATGGCAATTCCAGATATACAAGAGCCAGTAAAAATCATAGAAACCCCACAACCAGAACCAGAAGTAGAAACAGAAACTGTAATTGTAGAAAATACTACAGAAGAACCTACTGTAGAGGAGGTTAAAGAGCCTGTAGAGGCCCAAGAAACAGAAGTAGCTGTTGTTGAGGACAATGAACCTACTGCAGAACCAGAAGCAAAGGAAGAGGTCAAAGAAGATGTTAAAGAAGAACCGAAACCAGAACCAAAGGAAGTTGCAAAGGAAGAGTCTAAGAAAGAGGAAGAAGTTAAAGAGGTAAAAGTTGTTGATAAACCTACTAAGAAACAAGAAGCTAAACAAGAGAAAGCCAAAGAAATAATGGCAGGGTTTGAATCGCAGTATGATGCTGTAGCACAATTAACAACATTAGCTTTGGTTAATGCTTTAGGAGCAGATATTAAAACATATCAACAAATGCCTACACAAACACAGCCAATATGGTATGAATCAAAAGATATTTATGCAGAAACTATGTTACAAGATCCATTAGGTAATTACTTTGGAGTCCGAGATAGTTTAGTATTTGAGCAAATGATAGGAAGTCAATATGAGTGAGTTAGAATTTGCAGGAGTTAAGTTTAAAGGTGGTAAAATATTTGGAATATTGTTGGCATTATCTACATTAGTTGGTGGTGCTTATGGAGTTTTTGAAGTTTATAAAGATTATATGGATATGAAAGAGGTAGTACGTGCTTACGAGCCACCAGATTTAACAGGGTTTGAAAGTCGTTTAAATGTATTTGAAGAAAAACTTACTAACTTAGAAACATTATTAAACAATAAAATTACTAATATGGAACAAATATTACAATCGGAAATATCTACTGCTATGGCATTAGTAACAGCGGCTCAAGGAGATGCTAGAGATATTCGTAATGAGTTGCGCAAAGACTTTAACGAAGTACAAGATCAAATAACTGCTGTTGATAAAAGATCAAGAACATCTGAACAAGACACAAGAGGCACAGTTAGAACAGCAGAAAATGAAATAAAAACGCTAATCCAACATGCAGAAGATAGATTCGATGGTAAACGTACTGCCATAGAATCAGATGCTACTAGACGTAATGAAGCTATTGATGGTAAGTTAAAAGAATTAGAAGATAGATTAAGAGATATGTTAACTAGAGCTTTAAATAATCCTCTTGCAGGGCAATAATATGAAAAAAAATGACGATAATATTACTCAAATTAAAACATTAGCAGAGATAGATGCATTAAATATAAAGTTTAATTTGCATGAGTATCATTGTGAAAAAAATCGTGAAGAAATTTTATCTAGTATAAAAAGACTTGAGAATTTTTTGTTTGTATCAAGTGGTGCAACAATTTTATTCCTTGCAGGAATTTTATTTACCCTTATAATTTAAACCATTAATAAAAAGGAGAAGAATCATGGATATGATTGTTGGATTTTTTAACTCTGGGCCTACTTGGATTGCCGCAGTAACAGGCATTTTAACGGCTTGCACAGCAATTACTGCTTTAACACCTAGCACTTCAGATGACAAGATAGTTAATTTTATTTTAAAAATACTAAATCTTTTATCTGGTAATGTTGGTAAAAATCGCAATAAAGACACTTAATGGTCTGGCTTTCTGCATTAGGAGGTATAGCTAAATTAGGGTCAAAATTATTTGGTTTTATTATGATGCGGAAAGCTATTCAAGCTGACGTAATGAAAGATCAATTAGATGATATTAGGGTAGCTGATGAAGTTAAGAAAAAAAATAATGCTATTTCTGCTTCTGCTAAGCGTAGCAAGTTGCGGAAGTATAAGCGGAAATAAAGGTTACTGCATTATTGCTGGGCCTATTAATCCTACTGATGAAGATATAGATGTTATATCTGATGATTTAGTAGATGATTTATTAATTCATAATGAAATATATGAAAGGTTGTGTGATTAATGCATGAATATAGTTGTATATTAAGAAGAGTTATAGATGGTGATACAATAGATGTTGATATTGACTTGGGTTTTAAAGTGTTCTTGCAGAAAGAACGAGTGCGACTATTTGGAATTAACACACCAGAGTCACGCACCAGGAATTTGGAAGAAAAGAAATTGGGTTTGGCCGCAAAAGATCGCCTTAAAGAGTTGTTGCCAAAAAAATTCATAGTTCGTACTCATATGGATAAAAAAGGAAAGTTTGGTAGAATACTTGGAGTACCTGTTGTAGAAGGTATGAATATATGTGATCAGTTAGTAGAAGAAGGTCATGCTAGAAGTTATTTTGGTTTTGGCCCAAAAGAAGTATGGGTATAAAGGAGAGTACAATGTCTGAAAGTTTTGGAATGTGGTTAACAAGATTATTTATAAGTCAGCCAGAAGAAAATTTATCTAAATTAACAAAATTACAATTAGAAGCAAAAGGTAGAGAAATTGGAATAGAGCTTGATAGACGTTACAGTAAAGCTAAATTAGTTAAACAATTAGAAAAACATATGAGTTTATAATGGCAAGAGATTACAAATCAGAATATGATAATTATCATGGCAAACCAGAACAAAGAGCAAAACGTTCTAAAAGAGTTTTAGCTAGAAGATTAATGGTTAAAAAGTATGGTGAGGCAAAAGTAAGAGGTAAAGACGTTCATCATAAAGATCGTAATGCTAATAACAATGCATTAAGTAATTTGTCATTACGTTCTAAAAAAGCTAATCGTTCAGATAATTCTTAATGTTTCACGTGAAACATCTTACCAATTTTTTCTTACAGCTTTTTTAATTAGTATTGCATCACCGCAAATATAATCTACATCTCCATATTCATCTGTAAATAATTTTGTAGCTTCTTCATTCATTGGTAAATCTCTTAGTTTACCTTCTTCATTAAATACTAATTTATCTCCATCTCCAATAGTTAAAGCTTCAACAAAGCCTCTAACTATTTTTTGTGCTTCTTCTAATGTTGGTTCTTTTTTATCAAATATAGTAATCATTAATAATATCCTTCCATATTGTTTGCATCTAAGTATTCTTTAATAGCTTCACGTATTAAATCAGCAATAGCTACTTGATGTTTTTCTTCTTGGCTTTTTGTAAATGCCATTTTTTGAAGTTTGTTATAATACCTGGTCTGCATATTTACATTGTAAGTTACAGTAGGTTCTTTTATTTTATGAGGTCTAGTCATGAACAACTTGATTTTGATATAATAGCATCTAACATTCTTTTCATAGTCCAATTTAAACTTTGAACGTCTATATATCTGTAATACATATTACCTTCTAAAGTAACACGTAATTGTAATTCTTCACCTATAGACACACAATCTACAATTAAATTATCTGTTGTAATTATTTTTTTTTCTCCAGACATTTTATTTTCCTTCTCTTTGTTTTTTTTGTAAGTAATACCAGGAGGCCATATGAGCCATAACAATTATCCAATCTGATGATGTTTTTGTTTTGCTAAAAAAAGTCATTGTTACTTTAGGATCTGCATCTATTTTAATAAGACGTTTAACTTCATTAACAGCCTCTTCTAAAGCTTCTATTTTATACATCCCTTCTAATTGTTTAGGAGTATCTTCATCATACAATGTAAGCATTCCAAAAATGATTAAACTCCATTCCTAATTTGTCAGCTATTTTTTTTGCTTTTTGACAAAGAAGTTTATCTTCATGAAGTTTACGTTCTTCTATCCATTGGTAAGCATTTTTTATTTTTGATATTTCTATTTCAATAAATCTATCCATTATAATTCCTTTTCCATGCATTCTTTTATTGTATGTTTGTTTGCTTCAAAATGAATATCTCTTTCTATTGGAAGTCCTAATGGAGGACAAACTATTTTTTTAAGTCCTTGCATGTCAATACTACCTATTTCTGTTTCTTGTATTTTACATACTCCATAACCTATATTTTCATCTTCAGTCATAGATGATACAAACCATGTTCCTACACCAGATGGATTAAACAGTTTAATAACAGGTTTTTGCATATTTCCAGTTCTAGTTTCTATTTCAAAGTTTTTAACAAGCTGTTTTTTTTGTGATTCAGTATATAATTTTTGCATTAATTTTTCCTCTAAGTTAAGTTAAAGTTACACGAATGAGCTTCGTGTTGGGCGAAGGCTTAGAGGCTAGCGTGATGCAGTTTCTAAGCCTTCAATTGTATTCCAATATTATTATCTAGTTGATCGACAATTCTTTCAAATATTCCTACAACTAATTCATTATATTGGTCTTCTTTTAAATTATCTATTGGCTCATCTGTTTGAACGCATAGATAAAATTTCTCATCTTTTTCATTTACTAATGTTGCGTGAAATTCATCATTATTTTTAGACACAGCTAAAACAACAGTTCTTTTTTTTCCTAATATAGATTTACCATTAAGCCATATTAAACGATTACCTACGTATATTTTAGGTCTAACAAGCTTGGCTATTCTTATTATAGTATGTTGTTTTTTTTGTGTTTGCCACAAATCCTCCATTAAGCATTTTTAATTTTGTTAAGTAGTTCAGCAATGATTCCTTTGGTTTTAACAGCAACTTTATCATCCATTTTTAAAACATCTTTTGTTTCCCAATGGGCTTTTAATTCTTCTACTGTTTTTAATTTATTAGCTTTTTCTATAAAATCTTTTACATTTTTAGGTAATTCAATAGATTTTATTTCTTCTTGTTGTATTTGACTGGTAACAGCTTGTACGTATTTATTGTCATCAAATTTACCTAAGAATACATCAGCACTAAATCCTAGATGAGATAAACCTTTAGTCAAAGCATCAGTCATAGCTTTTTTACCAGCATCATCATCTAACTGGTCTTTTTTATTATAAAGTGGAGCAATAGAACATATAGGGCCAAAAGTATTACTTCTACTTCCATGCCATATACTAACTTCTGCTAAAAGCATTTTATCTTGTATGTGATAAACAACTTCATAACCCCAGCATT